GTGATAGAAGTTGGTTTACTATTTTCCGAAAAATAGTGGTAGGTCAGTACCCCTACCTTATCAAAAAGAACCGGGTTTCTCCCCCCGTAACATGCGGTAGTACCGTAAATTGTGAGAAAGCCTCGGCGATAAGCCCCGAGGTATGTCGTAATATCCGCCGTTATAGCGAATGGCACTAGAAAGCGTGATCTTTCTAGACCTTTATTAAGAGGACCGCAGTGTGCAATAATGCGCCCAGTTTAATTAATAGATGAACGCAGATAACTATAACATAGGATTATGGGTATGGCTTGCCCGAATCTTCAAGGTATCGAAATGGAATCTTTTAAAGCAATTAACACTGAACAATCCCTCGACATCGAAACAACCTCTCTTGTATTTGAGATGCTTAACAATATCCCTGATGGATTTGAAAAGCGTGCTTTTATACGAGCAGTACATTTTGTACTACACTCTTCAACTTATGAACCCACTATGATTAGAGGAGGAATGAGAAAGAAGATCTCAAAACGACAACGCTTGATTAATGCGTATATTTATGAAATTAATCGAATTATCGATAAGTCAAGAAAATTCACCTGTCAAGGTATTTTCCCTTCGACTATGGAAGTTACTCATAAAGTATCTTTGGAAGGCTATGAGGCTCTTATTGATATGATTGTACATAAATTGGATATTTTTGCAAAAGTTGTCAATCTTAAGTCAATAGTTGCTTCTGCATTCCTATGTGTTCTTAACATATGGGCTAATCTTGACCGACCTGCTACTGTTTTATTGAGCATAGGTCAATTTTTGATGAATTTGCAATTATCGACAGAAGTACTTGCAAAAGCAACTGAGTTCTTTACTAATGTTTACACCAAAATTAGTGAGAGTATTCAAAAGAATAAAGCATTTATTTCACAGAAAGTTGGTTCTTTTACATGCCAATCTAAATTTGGAGATAGTGAAATTGACTTTACAGCCATAATTCCATATATAGGAAGTGGTTTATCAGTTTTATTTTCTTTAGTATTCTTAAGAGCTATGCCAGGATCTCACACATTTGATAATCTTTTTACAAGATTTTCGAAAATATCAGGAGTGATTCGATCAGCAGCTGATGTCTCTAAAATTGGAGGTAATTTGATTACTGAAGCTTTAGATGGCTTTTGCAAAGCTGCTTTTGGAGTTGAACGCCCAGTTATGGATGAATGGAAAAACATAAGAGCATGGTCTCGTGAAGTATCAGATCTTATGAAACCAGATTTTGAAAATGATCTTAAAGGGAATGAGCAATTAAAACAAAAGATAGAATCTCTTTTACAACAAGGAATGAATATTTTGCGTACTTTAGATGCTCTAAAAGTCGCACCATCTGAACGGAGCACTGTTTCTCAGTGTGTTATGTTCTTAATGCGAGCAAGAGAATCCGCAGGAAACTGTGGTGCTGGACAAACCAAACCTCGTGTGGCACCTGCAATCACCCATATTTACGGTGATTCAGGTGTTGGTAAATCAACAGTATTATGGGCTCTGATTGCGGAAATACAAGCTGCACTTGGTGTGACTAAACCATCAGATTTACATGAGAAGACTTACTTTAGACGTCCGGGAGCAAAATTCTGGGATGGATATAGTAATGGCGTGAATGTTGTTGTCTGTGATGATTTCGGAGCAATGAAGGATTCTGAAAATGCTCCAAATGAAGAATTCCTGGAAGCAATTCATATGTCGAATACCGCTTTTTGGCAATTGAATATGGCTGAATTGAGCGATAAACGCTCAACTTTCTTCCAAGCGAAATCTGTAATTTGGACTAGTAATCGATCTCATTTTGCTGTAGAATCCCTTACTAATAGTGAAGCAGTGCTCCGACGAGTTGATCTCAAAATTAGACAAAAACCTCATCCAGAATTTTCAAAGAAGGATAAACAACGAGGCATCACAGTTGATGTCCTTGATCAAGATAAAGTTGATAAGGCTATTCAAGCTCGTGGAAGATCAGCTATGCTTGGTTGCGTGTTATTTGATGTGATTGATAAAACTGATCCTAACGATGCTGTTTTGCCTGGATGCTCTAATTTAACATTTTGGCAAATAGCTGAGAAGGTTGTAAATAAAACTATTTCAAATATGAAATATTTTGATAATTTCAATTCCGCTTTGAATGATCATATGCAAGATGCTATTGAGAGATGCGCCGGTGGTACTTGGAGTATGCCGGAAGGAGGAGAGAATAAATTCACTCTTCAATCTGGATGCACTGAGGCACCACTTTATTGTCTTGACATTAGTAAATTGCGTGATCACCGATCTTATATGGACATCTGGAATGGATTGTATCACTTTAATCCAATGGATTTTATTGAAGATTATGATATTAAGGACCCAAGGAAAATAATGAGAGCAGATAAGGATTATATTCAGCGTGATGTTCGAAATTTAGAAACAAATTATCAGATGTTTCAACCTGCAAAAGCCATTACAATAACAGATAATGAACAAATTTTTTGCCGAAATGTTACTAAATCAGCTTGCTTTAAATTGCCCCTGAGAGACTGTTTACCGTTTATCAGATGTTGGACGAGAGCTAGGAGATCATTAGATCTTCTGACTCC